ATTGCTACTTTTAAGGTCATATTTATTCTCCAAGAAGGACTGCCCGAAGGCAGTTTATTTTTTACGATTAATCGGGGTTTTTTAAATCATTAATATGAAATTCAAAAATTTTTTCCGCCATCTCAAGACTCAACTCTCCTTCCGGTTCGCGATTCTCGATCAAGTGCTTTTTCATTTCCAGCCTTGCCGTCCATTCATTCTAAAACGCTTTTCGATTTTGGCATCCATCATTGCTTCATTCTGTTTACGCATTTCCTGAAGGTAAACTTTAAGCTCATCACCATCCCACTCTGAAGTTGCATTAACCTCCTTTGTGGTTTGATTGATAATAGTGACTTTAGGTTGAACGACATTTTTTCCACCAGAGCCACCCGAATTAATCGCATTCACAGCACCCATACCGACACGGTGAGTATCTCTAGCGGTATTATTAATACCCCCTATGCCCCCATTCGCATAACTACCATTTTTAATGGATTTTCTTAATCCTTCGAAACCTTGGGGCCCACCAATGGCCATCATCTCCTCTTTAGTAAGAACACCCTCCCACTTATGAACAATGCCTGCCGGTTCATATTTACCGCCATAGCCAGTGAACCCCCCTTCAGCGAAGCCTTTAGGGGTGGCTGCTTGAATCATTGAAACAAAAGTTCCCGATTCAATTGTCGCTAAAGCCGCAGCGCCCATTTTTTGCCAAACTGTACCAGGTTCATTTGCATACGCATCAGACGCGGCTTTCCAGACGTTCATGCCTGCCTGAGCTAGTGCGAATGCCTGTTGTGCAGCATATAAAGCTCGATATGCTGATGATGATTCACCCAGCATTGCACCAAACATACCCGATAGTGCGCCTGTTACTTGTTGACCGTAGCCAAGCTGAAGGCTATACGATGATGCTTGGTAATCCGACTCAATAGCCGTCATTCGATCATGGTGTGCCTGCCAAATTGCTTCACGTTGTGCTGCAAGTTCCTCCATGTTGGCATTAGGGTCTTGGGCCTTCTGTGCAAGAGATTGGTATTCAGCATCTGCAAGCTCTCCGCTTTGTTGCGCCCTGTAATCCCTTTCGTCGGACAATCGAAGCAACTCACTTGTTCCATTCATGTCGGCCTGAATCGAAGCCCAGTTTTGCGAGGCATTCTTAAGACGTTGCTGAATTTCAGACATCTTCTGAAGTCTGAGCATCTCTGCCTTATATTCCCTCTCTTTTACATCTTTAATCTCAATTAGCTTTCTGTGTTCTAGGTCATAGCGTTGCTCCATGGCCACAGTTTCATTTAAGAATTGCTCACGCATTTGAAAGAGGCGAGTTTCATAAGCAAGCTTCATTAATGCCTGCTCCTGCTTCAACTGCTCATCAAGCAAAGCAACTGCTTTATCTCGCTGCTCTTTGGTTAGCTCTAAATCACGAGAAGCATAGAATTTTCGCTCATTAAAACTATCCTCCAATAATTGTGATTCGGTCTTTTTAAATGCACCGTAATCATCAAGCTTGGTTTTAAGAGCCTGTTGTGCGATTGCAATATCGTTGTCGGCTCGGGTTTGGTATTCAGCAGTAAGGCGCTTGGTTTCTTCTGGTGAGAAGCCAGCCTTGTTGATTTCCTCAATATCCTTTTGAAGCTGGGTTTCAATACGCTTTCTTTCAGTTGCTACCGTCATTTGCAGTTGTAGCTGTGAGTTCGCTTGTTGCTCTGCCTGCCTCTCAATATCCTGATTCGACTTTAGGGTTCCATCACTAGCTCCGCCTTTCACTTCACCCATCATGGAAGGAGATTGGTGCAATAACTTGAGCACCACACCATCCTCAAAAGTAACCGTGCTGTAATAGCCGCCGCCTTTTGAGTCGTAAGCTGTTTTTATATCTTTGACAGCAACTTTCGTGGTAATTGGTGTGCCGACAGGCATTGCAAAATCAATACCCTTATGGAAAGAAGAAGCGCCCTTCGTGGGTGCTTTTCTATTTCCATAGTCAGAAGAAACTCGGTAATTTGAAAGCGATTTACCTCCCGCCTCCAACCTAGCCAAATGCTCTTTTGATACTTTTTGCCCATCCCGCGAACCACCATAACGGACATCAAGGTGCGCACCAGTACCGATGCCTGAATTTCCAGAAATACCGATTAGTCTTTGGCCTAGCTTTAGTTGCTTCTCTTTCTCTTGAGTGACCTTTTTTTCAGCAGCGTTTTTGGATTCAATAACCTTTTTGTTTTGCTCCTCAATTGAGAGAACCTGTAGCCCAGCTTGATATAATTCATTGGTGAGCTTCACATTGTTTTTTTGCGCCCAGTTCGCAGTTTGAACCATATTTGCTACTTGCTCAGGTGTATAACCTTTTGCAAGCAAGCCTTTTGTCAAACGAGCCTCAAACTCACGATCAAACAAAGATGCTTTGAACTTTTTCTGAGCCTCTGCTGCTTCTTCTGCCGCTGTCTTGTTTTTGCCAAGAGCTTTAGAGTTTTCACCCACACCAACTGCTGCATTCTGAAATAGGTTTCCAGCTAGCTTGACCACCTTGCCTAATGCGCTAAGCGCTCGCTGCGATTCTCCTGCTTTTTCTGCATTCTCGTTATACTGAAAAACTTGTTTCTTCAGTTGGTCATACAGATCCGTTGGTATATCCATTTGATTAAGGCGTTTTATAGCCTCGTCATAACTAATCACACCATTGCGAGCGTCTTCAGTTACTTTTCGAGCCGCCTCATTCTCCACGGATACTGCGCGGATAGAAAACAGTACCGCATCTACTGATTCTTTAGATTTTGCTAAGGTTTCATTTTGCGCATTAAACGCTGCTGTCAAATCACGGACTGCTGAAATCTTATCATTGCCTGATAGCTTTCTAAGTTCTGCATCTGTTTCTTGTGCAATTTTACCCTGCTCTTCAAGTTTCGCATTTGCTTCGGCTGTGCGGCTTTTTAAGTACATATAGCCAGCGGCTAAAGCAGCAACACCAATCGTTAAAACCCCAACCCAACCTCCAGCAGCGTTAAAAATCATTGCCCCTCTTGAACGAGCGGCATTGTTTGCATTCTGAACCACGGTATCTGCGGCAGTAGCAGTAGTATGGGCTGCGGTCATTTGAGTGGCCTTAGCCTCAAGCGGAATAACCGTAGCTTGAACATAAGCTAGACGTTGTATACCAGTCATTCGTGCGGCTGTAGCTTTTGCGTCTACTACTTGCATGGCTGCATGATCAGCTATCGCCCCGGTTCTTGCAACCTCCGCGGTGCTTGCTGCTGCCTGAGCTGCTAGTTCTGCAAGAAGTGTGGATCTACGTGCTACTGATGCAGTGATCGAGCCGTAAATTGCTACTGTTTGAGCGGCAATAGTTTTGGTTAGTAAGGCTACACCGCCAATTACCGCAATATTTGCAATTGTGCTTAAATTATTAGCAAGCCCACTGATTGCGGCTGACAATCCTGCTGCTGCGCCACTCCCCGCACCTGCTGCACCGACAAATTTAGTAATCTCATTTGATAACTGCGTAAATGATTGAGCAATTGTAAAATCTGTTTTGTTGAATAGGTCGTCAATATATGGCTTGGCTTTGCTTAGTGCTTTAACAAGCTCATCACCTGTAATTTTACCCTCAGCCGCCATCGCTCGAAGCGAGCCAATATTGGTATCCATCCCCATCGCGATTGCTTTTAAGAGACCCGGGGCTTGTTCGGCAATTGAGTTAAATTCTTCGCCACGCAATACACCCGATGCTAACGCCTGACCAAATTGAATTAATGCAGCTTCTGCGCTTGCTGCACTACCACCCGACACAGAAATAGCCTTTGATACGGTTTCGGTTAAGGCTGAGGTTTGTGCCATTGTGATGTTTAAGCGATCCGCATTATCTGCAAATCGTTGGTACACCATTGCTACAGAATCCCACGAGGATGCAGTTTTTTGGGCAATACCAAAGGTATCATTCATTGCCGTATTGAGTTCGGCCTGTGAGTCTGTGACGAGCTTTAATCGGTTTTGCAAACCTGTGTAAGCATCCATTTTAGATATGGCAGCACCAACAGTCACAATACCCGCCATCTGTCCTACAAGCTGACGAATCCCGACTGACACTGCATCCATTGACTTAGTGGCATATTCACCATGTGTGGTGATGCCTTGCAGCTCTTGTCTGACCCTTTGTGCTGTTTTTTCAGCGCCTCTGGAGTCGATCTTGATTCTTAGTACAGATTCCTGAACCATTTAAGCCCCCTCACTCATTTCTGAATTTAGGCTAAATGCTGAAGCAACTATCCAATTGAGAATTTCTAAGCCCAAATTCCCCATAAGAAATAGCTTCAAAGCATTCTCAGGCGAATAATCTACATCTATTACTTCACCATTCTCTTTAAAGGAGATGTTTTCCCAGTCTGTAACCAGGTGATGACTGACTATCTCTGCGAATTGGTTAAAGAAGTCGACGGCTGAGAGGTCTCGGCTTACAAGGGTTAAATTAACCATAGCCAATGAATATTCTGGATTGTTTA